GCAGAGGATCTACACCATCAACACTGTTCTGCCGATTCGTGACATCCTGCAGTCGCTGGTGCGGGATCTCTGCCGGTGAAGTCTGCGCGTAACGAGTCGAAAACTCCTGGAACGAGAACGACCTATGCCGCAAGATTTGGGCAGCAATGTCGCGCTCAGTGTCAATCTGTACGCACATCGAAGCCATTTCAAACGGGCTCCAGTGCTGGTGCTTAATCAGATACCGCAACAGCTTTGGAGCGGTCTTGTCGTTGTCCGCATTTTCAGGATTAGACACCCTGGCCATGCGAACAATCAGCCGCTCTGCATCAGGCGTGCAATGCACAAAAGAAACAGTCATAAGTCTTTGTAAGGAGCACAAGCAAGTTTGTTAATCAGCCGGTTCAAATACCAGCGAGCCTTCATGAAATCCTCCAGCGGATCCTTCTTAAGCCACGCCCTGCTGACGTACTTAATAACCTGCCACTGCAGCCCACCAACCACAGCGTCTGGAGCCGACTTCACCCAATCCTCAATTACATCAATGACCTCAACTTGACCGCTGTTGTAATGAATCGGATGATCTACGGAATCACTCATCCCTTCGATCCCTGCACAGTTGTGTCGCCGTAATACCGCCCCGTCACCGAGTAGTCCCTACTTGGCAACATTGACAATCTGTGGAACACCAGCTGAGCTATCCGCATCCCCGGCCAAAGCGGAACCGGGTGCATAGTCCGCGCATTCTGCAGCTCCAGGGTCAGCCGCCCCTTGTAACCAGGATCGACATACCCTGCCAGCAAGTGCTCAATACCCTCCCTGGCACGACTCGACTTAAGCGTTAGCTGCCCAGCAATACAGTCAGGCAGATAAAACTCCTCCAGCGTCTCAGCCAGCACAAACTCATGCGGCTGGAGCATGTAGGGCTTCTCCTTACTGCAGTCCGCAATCGAGTACGGCACCATGCTGTAACTGGTCGGAATCTCCACCAGCAAGTTGTCACCAAGTCTCACGTCAAGACTCGCTGGATTCACCAGCTCATGATCAAAAGGAGTTACAAGACCCCGGCGAACCAGGGTCAAGATCTCCACGTCAGGGAGAATCGTCACGCTCAGCCCACCGACTCGGCTGTCTGCTGGAGCGCAACACTCTTCCAAGTCCTGCCGAACTTGATGTTGTTGATGGTGGTGGTATGCACGCCAAACTCCGTGGCAATCTTGGCCACCGACTTACCGCCAGTCGCCAGCTGCCGCTTGATCTCCAGTACCTTGCCCTCAGTCAGCGACGACACTCCCCGCCTCCCACGGCTGGACCCACGAGTCTTACTTTGAGACTGGGCCTTGCGAGTGATCTTCTCACCGGCGGGCAGCGGGACGGTCTGCTTCGGTTTAGTCAGATCCAGCTCGACGTGCTGGCACTGAGTAAGCGCGGCACGGGCCTCGTCAAGAGCTTGCGTGATCAGCTGGAACTGGTGCTCAGAAAGAATGTGCATGTTCATGGTTCAGAACGGGTGCAGTGTAGTACAGGATCGCCCTCGTGGTCATCCCACTCGGGAACCAGACAACAACTAAGGAACAGTGCATTGGGGCACAACTCCTTAGCCGTACTGATGGCATGAGCAGGATTGCGGGCCATCAGGTGGAGCGGTGCGGCATGGCTGAATGCCACGCGGTACAGCTGGAGTGGTTTCACGGCAGCCTCAGCAGCAACGGCAGCAGGCGCACGAAGGCCACCTTGATGCACAGCTCAACCGCTGCGCCGAGGGCAATTAGCAGGGCGAGGGCGAGCAGGGCGTCAGGCATTACCACCCTCCAGCTCGGCGGCGAGAGCAAGGAGTTCGGCGCGAGCAAGTCTGCGTTCAGATGCTCGGCATTGGTGCTCAAGTGAATCTGAGAATCCTCCTTCGCACGACTCTTCTTCCGGCACCACCTGATCCGCAGCAGCTCGCAGGGCGGCGGCAATGCCTTGGCGAGTTGTTCCGGCTTGGTCAAATGCGGAGTCGGCGGCACTCAGCACCGCCTGCGCGGCGGGGGAGAGAGGTTCACTCATTCAGGTAGCGCCTCCAGTGCGCGGCGGATGGTTTGGGCAGCGTTGTTGTTGATGTGCCCACCTTCCCAAGCGTTCTCAAGCATCTCCAGCGCCTGCTCCTTCAAGCTCGGCGGCTTGGGGCGGCGGGCAGAACGAAGATCTTCCATCCACTGAGGCTGGTTTTCCAGCCACTCACAGCACGCCGCCAGCTCCTGGTCGGCGCCCCATTGGGCGGCGCGGGTGGCAATTAGTTGAATAGGGTCAGGGTCGGTGGCCAGAATCTGAACAGGAGTGGATTTCCACCACTGCTGCACCAGCTCCGGCGGTGGGGTAATCGGATCAGTCACAACAGCACCTCACGACAAAGGCCATGCACATAGCCATCAACGCCAGCCAGGGATGGTTGCCGATCGCCAGGCAGGCAGTCGCCATCATCAGCAGCCAAATGAGATACCCCATCATCAGCGTTTCCCCAGCTCAATTTGAATAGCGGCCTGAAAGTATCCGGCCGTTTTGATCTGCCGGTACGCCGCCCCAGCGTCATCACTCTTCTTGTCTTCTAGCGTGGCATACCTATGCCGCGCCTCCTCCAGTGCAGCCAGCGTATCTACATTTAGCAGCTCAAGATCCCGCACCGGCAGCCCTTGAATCTGATCCAGATACACCGTCTGCCCCAGCAGAAACGACTTGTAAAAAGGAACCATCGTTGTGTCAGACATTGGCTTGTTGGACAACATAAGAGTTGCGAAGTGAGTGGCAGATCGTGCCATGAGTCGGCTGCCCGATAGCAGCCAGAAGCTCGGCAGCCCTAAGCGCCACCATGTGCGCCATTAGCGCTGGGTCGTTCTTGTACTTACCGATGACTCCCATCAACTCGTACAGATAAGAGTCAGCGGGGCCAAAGTCTTCCGGGAAAGGCAGCCCCAGCGTATCCTCCCAGTCTTGTTCCAGGATCATCTCATCCGGCTGGAGCGGGTTGGGCCCCCACTCTCCCCCGTCATCACCATCCCAGCCATAGTCAGCGCGTACCGCCCAGTCCGCCTGCTCCTGGCGCATAGCAGCCTCAACGGCATCAATGTGGTCATACCAGTTGTTGTGTACTTGCTGCATCGCAAGATTGAAACTTGAAGAAGTCATTGGTGCTCAGGTAAAGAACTTGGGGTCTTGGTGCTTGAAGTGGTTGAGATCCGTGAGACTCAACTTGAGAATCTCGTGAATGGCCATCCGGGCAAGACGGCTGGAGCTGATCGTATCGCTGGTGGCGAAAACATAGATGAGGTGGCGATACAGCTGGGTCAGAGTCCGAGCCCGGACCCAGTACGTGTCGCCTGGGATGGGCTCGGTTCCATAGCTCCAGTCGTCATAGTCCGGCTGGTTCCGAAGCTCGCGGGCCTCAGTCGCCCCAATCCGACGTGTCGAGTGGGGCCCAGTCATCAATCCGCTCTGACAGGAGGTCGCGAAGTTCTGCATCGGTTGCAGGAATCAAATCCTCATCGTGAAGCTCGAAGGAGCCTCGGCACAAGGCAGGCCCCCACTCATCCGGGTAGTCATAGGACGCCGGGCATACCACCACAGCATCATCGACAACAGCCGTAACGACAAGCGTGTCATCCTCAAACCTCAGATCCTCGATGCTCAGTACGCGACTCATTTGACTTCCTCGGGAGTAGTGGCGATTGTGCCCAGCCATGCCTGCCACGCGGCGTCCAGAAACTCCTGGAGATCCTGCAGCTCAGCCAGGCGCTTTTTGTGGAGCGAGGCGTCGAGACCGTGATCCTCGACTTCCTTGATGTGCTGCTCCAGCACCAGCGCCGCCCAATCGACGGCGTGGTACCAGGGCATCAGCTTGTCATTGTCGATAACAGTGCTTGCCATGTGTAGTACAGAAACACGGGGCCCGTTTCTCCGGGCTTGCCCTTAGCGTTACACAAAAACAGCCCGGCGTCAAACCGGGCTGTTGCGTTTCTTCACACGGGCACCCCCAGTTCCTCCGGCTGGTACTGGGTCAGCACGCAGACGTCGGCCCCCTGCCTGAGCGCCCCGCCCACGATGTAGTGGAACTGGGCCTGCGCGTCCGGGCACTCAGCGATCTGGTACTCCTCGATCTCGTAAGCCTTGCCTCGGCGGTACCAAGCCACCCTGATAACGGCCAACAGCTCAAAGGGGATGTCGCCCACGGTGTACCCCAGCGTGGGCTTTCTGGGCGGCTTGGGCTGGGGCGCATCGGACTTAGCCACTGGATCCCTCCAAAACAGCCATGCGGCAACCCGCAGCAGCCCTAGGAAAAAGTTAGGCGACGTGAACTGCCCCATCACTCCCACATCCGTGCGGCTTCCTGCATCAGCTGCTCCAGCTCAGCCTCTGATCGCTGTTCCCCCCTTGGGGATACCTCCAAAACCTGTCCCACCTGACCAGATCCACTGGCATCACTGGTTTCTGGGGTGGGACACGTAGGGGCGGTGTCCCAGCTTGTCCCATCTCCCTCCCCCGAAGGTGGGACAAGGTGGGACACGTCAACAGGCTGTCCCACCTTACTTTCCAGTCCCTGCCTAGGTTTTTCATAGGTGGGACACATATTCACACACATATCACGCGAGGCAGAAACAGCCTGGAACAAGTGAGCCTGCCCCCCAGTTCCAGCGGTACTACCCCCCACCTCAATCAACCCCCTCGAAACGAGCCTCTGGAGCGCCTTACGGATGGCGGTGACACTTCCACCGCACAAGGGGTCCGCAGCCAGGTCAGCGCGGCTCAGAGCGCGGGGATACGCAGCCCTGAGGCGCTGGAGCACCCGATCCACGATCGACGCCGGACTGGCGCTGTCGCCATCCAGCTCCACGTAGTCCGCCAGCGAGAACGTCAGATCGTTCTCCAGCTTCATCAGCAGCTTGGAACCGTCCCGCCCCGCCCGAGACTTCTCCACGGTGATCAGCCTGGCGTTGTAGCCCGTCTGCTCCACCTGCCGCTTATCGGGCCTCCTAAGCCCCCACACCTCATCCACAGCGTCCCGAATGGCAGTGGAGCCCCTGAACCCGCCGGTCTTGTTCGCGTGGTGGATCAGCAGGATCGTGCAAGCCGGGAACGTCCGCCCGTTGTTGTTCGCCAGCCAGTAAATCGGACTCGCAAACTCCTTCTTGTTCTCATCAAACGCCGACCCCCTGCTGCACCCCGTAATCGAGTCGATGATCACCAACTTCGGCTGGTGCTTCTCAATCAACTTCACAAAGCGGTAGTACCAGTTCAAATCCCACCCCATCACCACCGTCACCGGATCCTCCGACTGGAACTCCAGATCCCGCAGCTGCTGCTGAACCTGCACCTCGCTCTGATCGCCATTCAGGATCAGCACCGCCCCCTTCTGCACTGGAACCAGATCACCCCGCACGGAGAACGGAATCCCCCTTGCCACATGCTTGGCAATCGTCCACGCCGACATGGACTTGCCATCCCCACCAGCCCCGTGGATCATCACGGTCCCCGGGCACGGCAACAGATCCGGGATCAGATACTCAAACTTCAAATCCTTCTCCAGCAGCCTGCTCATCGCCATCTCGTCATCCTGCTGCTCGAACTGCATCTGAGCGATCAGCAACCGCTCCAGAGCCCCAGCATCCCTGTACCCAGCCTCCAAGGCCAGCACATTCATCGCATGTGCCGCCTCCGCCGGATTCTGAATCTGCTGGATCTCCTTCGCCCGCCTAATCACCTCGGCATAAGTGATAACAACCTGCCGAATCCTGGTGACGTTATCGGCCTCCACCTCAGCCACAACTTTCCGCAGATCCTCAGAAAGCCACAGCCGCCCCGGCATCTGCTGGTCCGCCAGCCAGAACAGCGAGCCCAGACTCACCGCCCCCTTCCGAAAACTCTTCCACACCTCCTCGCAAGGGTTCCCATCCACCCAATCCTGAGAAAACTCTGGATCTTCCGCCGACCACGCCGACCACAACGTCAACCCCAAATCAGTCGGCAATTCCGAGTGGATCGCCATGCCCACCTTCACCCAATGGTCCCGACTCCCGGCCCCCTGCCCCGGAATCACCATCAACGCCGACTGCACAATCTCAGCCACCTCAGCTGAGTCTCGATCCGAGAAATCCAGCGCCTTCCGGTTCTTGATGAACCCGCCATCAGCCACTTCCTTCCCGGCGTGATCGCGCATCTCCGCCAGCAACCACCCTGGAGCCTCTGGAATGGCCTCCAGATCCCCCTCAAACCCATAGAACCCCTCCGGCGCCTTCCCATCACTGGAGCCCGGATAAGCCCCGTACAGGACGCCCTGGCGCCCCCACAGCACCTCGTACCCCGCCCCGGTATCCGACAACCCAAAGCCCTTTACAACGCCCCACAGAGCCTCCGGGACGCGAAACAGGTACTTCGCCGCATTGGCCTTGGTTGAAGTAACGACTGGAGCACCCTCCAGCGTCTCCCCCCACTTCTTTTTCAGCCTGGAGAGGTTGCGATCCACGTCAAGAATCACCAGCCCCCCACTCCGGGCACCAGTGAACGCCCCCACCGCCCGAAACACCTCCGGCCTCCGCTCGACCTGGAGCGCCACATCCGCCGGCCCCATGACCGTGTGGTGCGACTTCTCCAGCGGCGTCTTGCCTTTTGAAATTTTCCCGGACTGGATCGCCGCCCCCTGCCTGTAGATCGGCGCATACGCGATCCCAGCAGGCAGCTGGCGCACAAACGCCAACAGCTCCTGCGTCTTAGCTTGCGACATGTTAGAGTCTCACACGAGAATGTTCCTGTGCCCCGGCCGGTCGCCCGAGCTGGGGCATTTTCTCAGCGTAGCCCCCCGCCCAACCCCGTGCTACTGTTACAGGGTTGCCGACACCGGCGACCACATCACCCTGTAACACCAATGGGATTCCTCTCCAAAAACGCCTCAGCCACCGTCTCCAGCACTGGCACCGGCGGCGGCTACCTGCAAGTCTCCAAACTCCCCGACGGCGGCAGCGTCCGCTTCGCCCTCCTCTCCGACGAACCCCTGGAGTTCTACGAAACCTGGGGCACCAGCTCCGACGGCAAATCCAAGCCCTTCCGCTTCGACTTCGAACCCACCTACGAAGACGTGGTGACTGAAATGGGCGACTTCGAGCCCCGCGAAGGCCGTGGCGGCCCCGGCACCGCCGACATCAAATTCGCCATCGCCGTCCCGGTCTACAGCTTCGACGCCGGCACCGTCCAAGTCCTCTCCCTGACCCAAAAGTCCATCCTCAAAGAGCTGGATCAAATCAGCCAGATGGAGGACTACGCCGAACTCCTCGCCTGGGACTTCCAGCTCAGCAAAAAGGGCTCGGGCCTCCTGACTGAGTACACCCTCCGCCCAGTCCCCCGCAAGAAAGGCGCCCAAGAGCACATTGACGCAGCCTGGCTGGAGGCCAAATCCAACGGCTTTGACATCAGCCGCCTCCTAACCGGCGGCAACCCATTCAAGGCTGCCTGATACGAACACGTCCGTATGTTGTACGGACACGCTCGTACTTACGAACACGCCCCCTTTCACCGGGGGCTTTTTCTTGCCATTGGCCAATTTTTAAGGTACTGTATGGTTGGGAAAGAGTATCTAATGGCCTCCAATACGCAAGACACCTTAGCCTCCCTAAGACGTTGGCGACTGGAGCAAGATAACTCTGGCCCATTCAGGGTCTACCGTGACACAAAAGGCACGGTCTACCACTCCGTTACTCACATACTCAAAGAAACCAGCGACAAGAGCGGACTGGAGCGCTGGGAAGCCCGCCTCGGCCCCACTGAAGCTACACAACAGCGCAACGTGGCAGCCACCCGGGGCAACATGGCCCATTCACAGGCCGAATACCTACTCAAAACTTCACAATCGCTGGCACGTTCCACCGCAAACAAGCGCAATTCCATTCACTGGGACGCCAACGGCCTAGCCCGCATCCCCGCCCCGATTACACAGTGGGCACTCAAAAAAGTCCGCCCCAACGTCCCCCGAGTCGGCTGGAGCGCCTCAGGCTACGCCCGCAGCTTGTCCGACTGGATCACCGAGAACGTCACCGAAATTTTCGCGTCCGAATTTTCCATTCATCACCCCGCCGGCTTCGCTGGAACCTGCGACGCCCTGGTGGGCCTGAAAAACAACGAGCTGGTACTAGCCGACTGGAAGACCAGCGTCAGCCGCAAGACCAAGCTCGACGAAGAGGGCCTGGAGCGCCTCCCGCCGGGCCATTCATACATTGACCAATGCGGCGCCTACAGCCTCGGCCTCAAGCACCTCACCGGCCTCCAGCCGACTGGAGCAGCCATCATCCTGGCCCGCCGCTGTGGCACCCCCAACGTCCATTCAATGTCGCTCCGCGACTTAAAAGAAGCCGAGGAGTCATTCATGGCTCGGGCGGAGCAGTATTTTGCCGGCCTTGTTGACAATCAGGTTGACAATGCAGCTTTGCCTAGTTGACAAAAGCCCATTCATGACTGGGTTTTTCAAGAATCACCATTCATGCTTGGAACTGAAAAAAGCCATTCAAGCCATTCAAGCCATTCAAGCCATTCAAGCCATTCAAGCCATTCAAGTATTAGGTCATTCACTGGGGCATCTAATACCTGGAGCCTGCTGCTGCTGTAAATGGGAATCATTCTCAAGTGGCAATGGGAATCATTCTCAAGCCTGAGGCAGACTCAGCCTGGGGCGTGGTCGGCTAATCCGCCTACGGTGCGAGTCTCATTCTCAGTCCCACGAGTCTCCCGCCATAACGCAGCAAAGCCCGGTTACCTGGGGCGATAACCGGGAGGGGTCAGCTGGAGCGGTTCAGGCTTGGCGGCGAGGCTTCGCTATCCCTGCATCGGAGCGGACCTTACGGGTGGATCCCTTGCCTGGTTTCTGCCTGTTCGCTGGAGCGGCTGGAGAGCCGCGCGGAAAAACTCCCGTAGCTTGTGGAAAAAGGTCCGGCGGAATGTCAGCTCCGCCGTTGATCCTCTGGCACTGTCGCCAGTACGGGATCAGCTCCCGCCAGAGCTGGAGCGGGCCTTCCTTGCCGTGGGCAGCCTGGAGCGCTAGGAGATCCTGCCAGTCCGAGGCTTCCACTGTGGAACGCTCGATCGCCCACCGCAGGTCTCTTAAGTGCCGCTTCTCAAGGCGCAGCTGTTCCCGTTCCTGTTCCCGTTGTTCACGCTGGCGCCCTTTCGTTGTCCACTCGCCGCCAGTCAAGGCTGAGCCTCCCCCCCATCTGTTACGTGGCAGATCAGCTGGTAAGTGTGGAAGTAGCGGCGATGCTCGGGGTTTTCAACCCGAGCTAGGTCTTCAGCAGCTGAGATCAGAGCCTGTCGGATCCGCAACCAGTGCTCTGGCGCGAGTGTGACCGTTACGGCCTGGGACGGTGTGGGCATGGTGCCTTGGCTCGGCTGTGCTCTGTGACAGTAGCAGCAGGCGCAACCCTTGCCAGCTGGCACTGATCTGGTACAGTAGCGAGGCATTGAAGCAAGCCCTGCCATGCACACGACAACACCCAAGGCCAGCCCGGCCCTGCTGGAACGGATCAACCGTCTAGACGGTTGTGCCGGACAGTGGATCCTCGACCTCCGGGACCGTGACAATCGCGGATACGATCTGCACCATCTAAGCGCTGGGTTCAGTGCCGCCGGCTTCGGAACGATCAAGGATCCTACGGCTGCGCTGGAGTTCTGCTGCGCTAACCGCTGGAAAGACTGCCGCCTCCTGTTCAGTGCCGACAGGTTGAACGATGATTGCTTATGGCCGGGAGGCTACAGCGCTCCGAGCATATATCGGTCGAACGCCCGTGTCTTCCGGGATGAGTTCCGCCGCGAGCTGGAACTGGCGGACGGCGACGCGGACGGGATCAGCTTGGACATCCGGTACGTGTCCGAGGAAATGCTCGAAACGCTGGACAGCTTGGAGGGTTACCCTCTGATCAGTGAGGAAGACCACAGCGAACTGGAACTGGAACTGCAGGATGAAGCTTGGGAGAGTTGGGCAGCCGCAGATTGGCGGGCGCTTGTGCTGCAGTCGCTGGTTGATCACGCGCCCGACTCGATCGAGGATCCCGAGGAGTGGGCAGAGGCTGCCCTGGAACCCGTCACGCCAGAAACGCTGCTCGAGCTGTTCCGGGCCTGCTGCGATCAGTCCTCAACCTACTGGCAGGAAGAGTCGGACGGTGAGCAGTGGATCGACCTTAAGCGAGCATCCTCTGCACTTGATCTGGCGGACCTTAAGGATTTGACCGGGCTGGCGCTGCTGCCGGCAGATCAGGAGTGGAGGCGTGAACCGTACCCATGGCCGGACGGATCCGCGGATCCTCTGGTGCCTGCCCTGGCTTGACCGGCTGCCAAATTTCCTCTACTGTCACAGACGAGACCCAACCACAAGGCTCAAACCATGACCCATTACAACTCCGACCAGCTCGCATCCTTTCCCTGGATCGTTAGCTCTGACACGTTGCGGCTGGAGGATCTCCTGCCGTCCTACTGGTCAGCTGTCGAGTCCTTGGCGCAACTGACGGGCAAGGCGTCGCCCATTGCCGCCGATACGCTCGCAGATCTTGAGAAGCTAGTCGGTGAGGATTCCAGCGAGGATGCTTGGAACTATGAGCTGGCCTGTCAGCTGCTGGAGGAATTGACCGATTGTCTGCAGGAGTTGGCACCTTGCGGCTTCGGGTTTGGCTCGAATGAAGGCGACGGAGCCTGTTTCGGCTTCTGGCTATCGGAAGACTGGCAACAGGCACTGGAGCATCTTGGCTTGGACGGGGATGATCCGGCCGGCTGGGCTTCGCTGATCTCCGACCTAGATCTAGACGGGATTGATCCCGACAACGTGGAAGACGCATACGAAGGCCGTGCGGAAGGCTGGAGTGAAGAACGGGCAGGCGCGGACTTCGCTCAACAGCTGGCACAAGATTCTTGGCTGCCTGAGGGTCCTGGTGGGATCGGCTTGAATCGGTGGCCTGTCAGCTGTATCGACTGGGAGGATGCCTGGCAGGAGTTGCGGTTAGGTGACGGTTACCGCTTGCATGATCTCGGCGGCGGCGAGTGGCTGGTCTTCCGGTCAGTCTGAGCTGGAACCCTACCGATCAACGGCCCGGCCATGCTGCCGGGCTTTCTAGTGTGAGGCTAAGATTGAACCAAACGGACAGGATGCTAACAATGTCGGACACTCCGGAAGCTAACAACGAGGCGCCGGATTCTTCGGCGGAAGGTGAGAAGAAATACTCTCGCCCGTTTGGTAAGCGCAACCCTGACGCGGTGATAGAAGAACGCCGGAAGCGACTGTACAAGCGGCAGCTGTCGGGTTTGACTGTGCGTCAGCTGGTTCTAGATCATGCTGACCGTGAAAGCATCGGCGAAGTTACAGCCTGGCGCGACTGGGACGCGGTGAAACAGTGGAACGAAGACGATTGGAAGAAGGATCGCGAGAGTATAGTGTCACGTCTCCAGGGGATGCGGCTTCGGGCGATCGACGCTGCAATCCGGAAGGGGCAGATCGGATCAGCCCAGCTGCTGATGCGCGATCTTGGCGCAGTGGTTGGGGAAGTTGCGCCAGAGGCTCAAGCCGCAGCCGCTCCCATCCTGCGAGTGGAGATCGACGACAAACGGGCCGGTTGACCGCCGGCCTGTTCTGTGCCACAATACGGGAGCACTTCGGGGAATCCTCCCATGCTCCGCATCCTGTCCCGTCCGCTCCCGTTCGCAGTCGCCGTCACATCGGCCGCTCTGCTGCTGTCCCTCTACGCTCTCGATCTGGCGAAACAGAGCGACGGCAGCTACCGCTCCTGTCTCGCCAGGCTCAAGTCCGCGGACTACTGCCGTCTGCTGGTCAGCGGCCGCTGAAGCCTAGTACGTTTGCACTACGTTACAGTGTGTGACAGTTAAGCCGCCAGGCGCGGCTCTGCTGTGCTACAATAACAGAGTCAACCACGCACACCACGCGATGGCAACCACTTTCCACACCTACCCTGATCTGCTGTCCGCTGGCGGTCGCCTTGCTGCGAGCCACTACCGTCTGACGACTCCACGCGAGGCAGTCGCCGCAACACTCCGCCAGGATGCAGAAGCGATCATTCTGCAAGCGTATGACGAGATCGGCGGCCGCCTCATCGGTCTTGCGCCCGGCGGTCTTGCCGCCTGATCCCACCATGGGCCGGCGATCCCGGCCCACCTCTCCCCATCGCATCGCCTCACCAATGGCAACCGCAACCACATGCGCCGCACTGCTGCTGGCGCTGATCCTGCTCCCGCTGCTGGTAATCTGCTGGGCTTCGGAATCTCGGCAACAACGCGCTAGGCGTTGGCGTCGCGCAGGCTGGACGCAACAGCGTATCGCAGATCGACTCGGCTGCAGCCGCACCACCGTTCGGCGGCTGCTGGCGGCCTAGTACAGCCGCACTACCGAGCCCGGCCGCTGCCGGACTAGTACGGGCGCACTACCGGGGGCATGGTCCGGCGATTGGTGGCGTGTGTCGCTGCTCAGGGAACCTGGAGCTACATTTGAAAATAACTGTTGTGTGTAACAAGGGGGTATAGGTCGCGTTTCTACGCTTTACGTGTGTAGGGTGCCCAAAAAATATGCTACCGTAGTGTTTAGGGAACCATACACACTATGAACTACCCGGCCACTGCCGAAGAAGCTGAACGATTGGGACTACCGCTGTTCTACACCGGAAAAGCGTGCGTACATGGGCACGTAGACCTACGGCGCTGGTGCCGATTTACGGTAAAAGGACAAAGTTATCTGGGCAGTAAATGCGAGACGTGCCGTAAAAAGAATCGTGCTGAGCATCGTCACAAAGACGTAGCCGCCCGTCTCCGTAACCGTATCAACAATGTTCTGCGTAGCCGCATCAAAGGTTCGCGCCATCGCTGCACCAAGATCGCAGAGCTGCTGGGATGCTCGATAGAGGAATACATGTACTACATTGAGAGGCACTGGCAGGAAGGCATGGAATGGGCCAACTGGGGAACCTGGCACATAGATCACATAAAACCGTGTAAAGGGTTCGATTTGACCGAGCCAGCAGCCGTACAGGAGTGTTTTCACTACACCAATACCCGTCCAGTGTGGGCAGCACAGAACCGCAATCCCGGAAAGACGCATGAGTGACAACACCATCAGCCTTCGCCACGCCCAAGGCGAGGTATTCAGCTCCCGCAAGCGTTTCCGCGTCCTAGTGGCTGGACGGCGTTTCGGCAAAAGCTACCTTTCCTGCATAGAACTTCTCCGTGGAGCTATAGAAAGACCCGGAGAAACGTTCTTTTACTGTGCTCCCACGTACAGAATGAGCAAGGATATTGTATGGAAATTACTGAAAAAGCTAGTCCCCAAAGCCTGGATCAAATCCAAGAACGAAACCGACCTCAAAATCGAACTCGTCAACGGCTCCACCATCGAACTCAAGGGCACCGAGAACGCCATGGCCCTCCGAGGCCGCAGTTTGGCTGGCGTGGTGCTCGACGAAGCCGCCTTCATGGACTCCGAGGTCTGGTTCGAGGTCATCCGCCCCGCCCTGGCCGACAAACAAGGCTGGGCGCTCTTCATTTCCACCCCGGACGGCACCGCCAGCTGGTTCTACGACCTCTGGTGCTACTGCGAAGAAGGCGACACGGACTGGCAGCGCTGGCAATTCACCACCATCGAAGGCGATAACGTCCCACCAGAGGAAATCGAAGCCGCCCGCGCCCAACTCGACGCCCGCACCTTCCGCCAAGAATTTGAAGCCAGCTTCGAAAACCTCTCCGGCCTCGTCGCCATCTCCTTCTCGGACGACAACATCGACAAAATCGTCCAAGACCTCCCCGTCCTACCCCTTTTGCTGGGCGTGGACTTCAACATCGACCCCATGTCAGGCATCTGCGCCGTCAAAAAAGGCGACGTCCTCTGGGTTTTCGACGAAATCATCATGACCGGCGGCGCCACCACCTGGGATCTCTGCGAAGAAGTCCAATCCCGCTACGGCGTCGAACGCCGCATCATCGCCTGCCCGGACCCCACCGGCGGCGCCCGCAAAACCAGCGGCGTTGGAGCCACCGACCACAACATCCTCCGCAAATCCGGCTTCACCGTCTCCAGCCCCCGCTCCCCCTGGAAGATCCGCGACAAAATCACCTGCGTCAACACCGCCCTCCTGG